TTTTCCGTTGTAGTATTAAACAACTCAACGAATGATACCATCTCGCTGAGTTCAAAGTCATCTTCTGTTGTTGTAGTTCCCACTACGTTGAGTGGCATGGGGATTACTCTCCAGTCACCTTCCCAGAGTTGCACCCTACCTAAATTTCTATCTTCTACCCACTGATCTAGTATCCACTCAGAAAGTATAGGTTGATTAACCTCTACGAACTTAATGATCTCAGGTATTATTTCTTTATGTCTGTCTCTTAAATTTCTATATGAGGATAACGACTCAAGCGTCTCCTCCTGCCAAATTTTCCTCACTTGCACCGCCTAATAATAAACCATTTTTTGTTGCTATCTCATACATTATAGAATGTATTGTCATGTCATATACATTTGACCACGGTTGTGTCTGCTCGTTTGCTATCCAACACTGCAGACTTCCATACTGTGCCTTGGGTATTTCGTCATCAAACCAGAAATCGTATTCCATCATGAACAGTCTTTGTCCTTTCCGTGTACTGGACAGTCTACACCTTTCTTGCTTCCATTGCAAGCTTCTTCTTTCTGATATTTGTCTTTCTTAACCTTGGGCATTTTCTTTTCTTGTCCTGACTTCATGCCATCGGGGTCATCCAGTTTTGGCATGACCTCTATAGGACCCTTTACTTTTTTTCGGTTATTGATCTCCATTCAGAGAACTCTTTAACACAGTTAGGAACTTTCTTACCACCCTTCATCTTAGTTCCTTTTGCCTTGTATCCATCCCAACAAGTAGATGCACCAACGTTCTTACGTGCTTGCTTCATACTCTCATCGACTTCTACCTCTTCTTTCTTAGCAGTTTTTGCTGCCTTTTTGAAAGCATCCTTAGCAGGATAGTCTTCGCTGCCTGGTTTTGCAGGAGATTCTCCTCTCTTTCTCTTAGCGTGGATGTTAGCATAGAGACCTTTCTTCTCTTCTTCTACTGAAGCGGGTGTAGTATCTTCTACTTCATGCTCAATAACTTTACCATCCTCATCTTTCTGATGATGCTCACCTACAACTTCATTTCTTTTCTCTTGCTTCTTCTTCTTAGACATACCATCTGTATATCCTTCTTTGTTCATTGCTTTAGAGATTGCCTTTCTCTTCTTATGAAGATACTTGTCACTGCTATCTGTGTCACCATCATTGTCTAGATCTTTATCTTTTCTGTTCGCGAACTTCTTCTTTACTGCAACAGGATTAACTGAGTCTAAACCCTCTTCTACTTCCTGCTTATCTGTATTAATTACATGCTCATGCATCTCACTTACAAGTATGTTTAGTGTAGGAACTGGAACGTCTTGCTCTAGTCCATGCTCAAACATAACATCGTAATGTGTGATGTTTCCTTGCTCATCAAGGGTATGCATTTCTTTTAATGTATTACCTTTACCCCACTCACTGTGCTCTACCTTAGTAGCACATGCATGCTTTACTTTTTTTACTTCTGGTTTACCTTCTTCACCCTCTGGTTCTGCAAGTTTCATGCCAGGTGCGTCACCACCACCTACTCCATCAGCACCAAGACCCTTTACGTCTGTGTTTGCAACCTTACCAGAGTAATCATATCTCCAAGATTCGTCTTGGAAACGATTATAACTGAATGCTCTATCAGAATTTAAGTGATCTGAAACTTTAACGTTTAAGTTTTCAGCAGCTAAATCTGCTAAACTTTTTGACTCGTTTTTATCCATCTTATTTGTGGGGTGTTTGCTTGGTATAGTCTCTGGTACCTTGACAGTATTTTTAGGTTTTGCAACCTTTTGACCAGGTGTTATAGACATAACATACTCTCGATACGCATCAGTTCCAATCTCAAATACTTCTTTGATGTCTGTGATCCAACTGCGGAACTTTGTGTTCTCTGCAGTAAGGCATAGCACGTAGTTAGGACCTCTGCGGTGTATCTTACCGACTTGTCCTTGCTCAGTCAAAACCCACTCACCTTGTTTATAGACTTCGTTCTTATAAAACTTATCTTTGGTGATGTTTGCTTCCGCAACTTTGGATTTTTTAGTGAAGTCTGAAAGACTCTTCATTAATATAGATGTACATATCAAACTTATTTATACAATTAAGGCATACCATCCTTAATTTCTTCCATTAACTTCCGCGTATCTTTATCATTGAGACCCTTTGGTATACCTTTTCTGAATGCATCGAAGTCATCTGCAACTGCTGCTCTCCGCATTTTTGTTCCAGAAATTGCAAAGGTATCACCATCAGCATCACGATCTCCAGAGGATATAACATCTAATTTACGAAAGTAAAAGTCCTTACCATTATACTTTTTGACCCACTGCATTGCTTGTACTCTATCAGAACCTACAACAAACATACAATCATCATATCCTTCTGATTGTAACTCTGATAATACAGCAACAGGATCTTTAGGACCTGATCTAAAATGCTTTGCATAACTAGGAAACATCTTCTTTGCATAATATAGTTTCCTATCAGGATCCAATGGGTTAGATCCCTTACTATCTACAGATTGTGAGAGATAAATGAACCAGTCACACCCCTTAGCAGTGTTCTTTACTGCCTTAAAATTTTCCGCGTGACCTGTAGTGGGAGGTTGGAACCTACCAAAGGTAAAATATACACATTTATAATCAACTATTTCCATGACTTATCCAGTGTAAAGTTGATGAATGCAAACTCTAAACGATTGACAAGTTTGATCATGTCTCCGTCATGATGTAGAACATATCCTTCTGGAGTTGTTGTCCTATACCCATTTTCAGTAAGAGCATATGTTTTGAATTGTTCTAAACTATCAAGAGCATCAATAACTATCTGTTTAGTGTCTTGTATAGTTCTGTATAAGTTAAACATAGCAGTAAATTTGTCTGCATTCTCTTCCAAATAAGTTAGACCATCATATAATTGTTTTCTTCTCTCTGCTATCTTTGGTGCACTCTTCATCTTATCTACTTCCTTAGTCATTTTTGCATGATAGAATTCTCCTATATTTTTTAGTGCTATTTTAGGATCTTCTATCTTACGTGACTCTCTTATCTCTGCGTTGAAGAATTGTTTTAGATATGATGCTACATGAAATTTTTTATCTCCTGTAGTTCCCATATTATCTACCAAATGATCTAGAAAATCACCTGATTTTTTACACATAGATTCTATCTGTGCTACGTTACTAGTGAATGTTTGCATATGCATCTTATCCATAGCAACATCATTGATAGGTGTATCGTTTTTTATAACTGCAACGTCTTTTACCTTACTAAACTGATCCACTGGTGCTCCTGCTGCAGCAGACATGGTATCTAACGACGTACCATTATAATGTGTATGAAATACTACCCCTATTTTTGCATCATTTACATCTCTTGCTATAGGATGATTCTTGGGTATACCATATGTGATAGTATTTGCCTTGAATGTAATTAAATCTTCGCCATCTATAGTTTCATGTTTCTTATCTTCAGATGTGAACATCAAATCCCCCTGTATTACACCTTTAATTCCTAGTTGAGAGAAGTATTTTAACGCTGCTGATAGTTTGTCTGCTAATCCTTTCTGTTCTGAATAGTAAAATTGTATATCATCCTCAGTAAAACATAGTTTTGCCTGTGTTTTATTGAAGACTGACTTGTTTCCTACAAAAAACATTTTGCTGCCAGGATCTATACCACATACAACTGATGGAGCACCATCCCATTTAGTCTGTAAGAATGCACTACTGCTTTTTTTACCTAACATTTTAACTAATTCTCTCATGAAACGAACAGCTGCTTCACAACCCTCTGTTCCATAGTTAAGCATCTCATCTTCTATATGCTCAAGGTGTTTTAATTTAACAATATTAGCCATCTTGATCCTCCCCATCACCCCATGACCAATCTGCTTCGTCTTTAAATTTATATCCTGCTTGGAATTTATCAGGCATACCCTGCATAGTTCCACTAGTATCCCTAACATTAAACTTTAATTCCATGGTTCCAGTATCTACAACCATATCTACACGTTGACCCCTTCCTGTTTTACCACCATAGTATATGTTTACAGAACTAACAACAGAGGTTTGTCTATTGATATCTTTAGTGACATTAAACTCCTTAATTTTACCCGCATTTAGATGACAGTAATGGTATCCATGACCTAGACAACCTTTAATTAGATCTTCTAACATTGTTTTATCATAAGATGGGTTACTAACTACTTTTCCACTTGTTACTGACCCCTCCCCTTCATTCATTTTTCTTGCTTCTCTAAAAATTTGCACAAAATCATCTTCATCTATACCAAAAGTTTTTAAAAGTTTTTCTCCTGCTATAGGAAATCTACTTTGACTATTAGTTCTGTCTTTTAATATGTCAACAACAGGAAAAACATTAACTCTAGTTCCAAGATTAGATAGTGCTACAGTTCCTGTAGTTTTTGCTGATAGATAAACTTCTCTTTTAGTTCCATCTGTACAATCTAATGTAATAGTAACGTCAGATACTTTCTGTCCTATGTCATAATTGCCCTTTCCTGCGTCACCTACTTTCCAACCACCACCAACCCATGCTAATGGTCTCCTAGTATCTTTCTCACCGACCATTTCTACAGAAATTTGTGTGCAATCTTCTAGTCCATGTGCCTTTATTATGCTAGTAATTAAATCAGCATACATTTTATCTTTAGGTAGTTCACTGGTCTCTACCCACTCGTTTATATTCTTTGCTAAATCTCTCTCAAATGCAGCACCTTTGTTAAATGTACCTCCACCACCTCTACTGCCATTACCCCATGCAGTATGATCTAATTTTAATTTATTTAATTTAGCACCATTTTGTATATCTTTGATTGTCATGTATCCTTTCAACGCTCTTAGTATTTTTAACTTAGATTTTTGCTTAGGATCCATAGCAATAGGATCTGTAACAGATGGAACTTGTTCTGTTAGATATGAATATAGACGAATGACCTCACTAGCAGCAGTCATATGCTTTGACTGTGCTCTCACTTCTGCTTCTGTTGTAGGTATTACGTTATATGCCATGTCTATATTATAGCATATAGTATTTAGAAGTGCTTCCAAAACTGGGGTGACAGTAGACCACTTTCTGTATCGGTTCTATGCTTTAGTGTTAAAATGATATCGCCCGCAAGACTAATCCGTCTATGCTCTCTAGGTTCACTAGTAGTATAATGTTCAAGAGAACCAGGAAACATAATAAGATGTTCTGCTTGAGGATTGATAGCATACGCATCAGTAT